CCACCTGCGGCAACTGCGGCTGCAACTACCACGCCCTTAGTTACAATGTCCCACATACTGTCTTCATTACTATCTGTAAGAGCAGATCCAGCAGCGAACTCAGATAAAGTTTGTGCTGTATCTTGGAACTCTGGTGCAACAGGAGCAACAGGATCAACTGTCACAACGGCAGGATCATCTGTTGTTTCTATGCCAGCATCGGCTTCACCAACTGTTAGTAGGCTATCTACACCAGTAAGTTCTCGTAATGCTGTATTGACGCCAACAGCTACACCACCATTCAAGGCAATGTTTGCTGGTGTGTATGGTAGTGAGAAAGGTGTTAACAATTCAGCACTACGGCCTGCAATACGTCCGGCTGTGCCTCCTGTGTTGCCACTCAAAAATCGGGATATAGCTTCCATTGCTTTGGTAGCTTTGTTAGCATTTCCCATCGTGCCAACAGCTTTACCAATCAACCCGATAGGTAGCAAAGCCCCAACACCAAATGCAAGAGCTTGGTCCGAAGCAGAGATGTCAGCAATGTCACGAGGAACACCTACAAAGTCCGATGTAGTTTCATGTACTGCATCTGTCCAAGCAAAGAGCTCACTTCCTGCGTCTGGATCATCAGAGAGCAACATCTGCATACCACCAATAGCCAATGCAGGTAACACACCAACAGCCGTACCAACATCAAGAATGTCTTTGCCAATCAAACGAGTTAGACGTTCTGGAGTACTCTGCGCTGCAAAGGCTTCTGCGGACACACCGCTATCAACACCAGATGCAAATTCATTCAGTGTTGGTGTGACTGTTGCGGGTGTAATAACCGCTCCTGCCGCAAAATCTGTTAAAGATTGTGGCGCATCTTTTGAGCCCGCTGCAAAATCATCAAGGCTACTGGCCATTCAAGATTGCCTCACTAGTTGTAGTCATTGTTTCACCATCACTGCGTGTAACAATTACATTACCATTGGCATCAAAAGAACCTGTCAATCCTTTAGCAGCTATTGCGGCCATAACTGCGGCTTGATTTGACACTGAGCTAGGTGACCGTGTTGACGCAGCTTCTCCCGGTAGACCTGTACGAGTAGTGCGCACAACAGGATTACCGTTTTCGTCATACACAATGCTCTTATCAGATTGTGTTCCCTCATTACCAGCAGTAGCAGCTTGCACAGATGTTGGTGATGTACGTTGTATGTCATCAAGACCTGTGACATCTGCGGCCTCTGCTTCTGATGTAGTGAAGCCACCCTGTAGAAGCGCATCAATACCACCACTTGCATCCGCAAAGTTAGCTAGTTCTCTGGCTTGTGTTGACAAAGCATCTGACGCAGATAGATCAGGCGATTGTCCGGCAGCAATACTTAACATCTCAGTAGGACTGACCTCGCCCTTCAAGTTTTTCAGTGCTTCTGTCAGCAAGTCATGCTGTTGTCCAGCAGCCGCAGCAGCCGCACCACGTTGTAATGTACCTTGTGCAACCTGCTCATTCGCACGATTACGTGCCATAGATGCACCCTGTTCACGAACAAGATGTCCCATTGCAAATGGATTAGATGCAGCCGCAACAGATAAAGCCTGTTCCGCACCGTTCGGTCCCGGCGTCGGCATAACCTGTTGTTGTTGTGCATTCTGTTGGCCTTGCTGCAACATCATCTGTAGTAGTGGATTAATCTGTTCCATTAGAAGCCACCATTTTTGCTAGCGTTTCCGCTGTTACCCACTTGACGCTTTTGATCATTACCGCCGCCAAACAAGTTAAAGTCACCAGCATTGACCACACCAGATAATGCTCCACCAATTGATCCTAGAGCGAGTGCGTCTGCGTAATTGGCCGGTGTATTCGTCATGCTAGGCGCTTGCATCGCTGCAATCAATGCGCCTGAGTTGCTAGTATTAGCAGAGTTTGCCAGCGCATTAGGATCTGCAACAGCCGTTGGAGTAAATGACGGTGTAGGAAATCCAGCAGCTTGTGATGCAAGACTAGCAGCGATGCCAAAGTTACCGCCCTGCTCTTGCCCACGCAACCCAGCAGCAGCCATGATTGCTTGTAGATCACTTGGTCCAGCATTAGCAGTAGCACTACGCGCACGAGCAAGATCAGCTACAGCATTACCTTGTGCAGCTTGGCCGTCACCGGCACGTTGCATCTGTTTCAGTAGATCATTCTCTGTGCGATCAAAGGCAGCATTTGTATTCCTGCGATTGTCATTGTTAGAAATGTTAATCAGATCTTCATCGCTATATCGTGGATCACGTAATGCACGAGCAACAAATGAGTCAGACAAGTTACCAGCACGGATGCGACGATTAGAGTTGTCTTCTCCTTCTGCTTGTGCGCGTGATGCCCCCTCAGTTAGTCGGCGTAATTCCTCATTATCAGCCGCCTCTAGTGCAGCTTGCTTTGTGGGATTAACAGAAGACACAAACCCGCGACCGGGAATGTATTCTGTTTTTTCACCATTAGCACCTATACGCGAAGATGTAGCCAGATCAAATGAACGATCAGACTCACGGCGCAACTCACGATTTCTATCTTGTTGTGCTTGGTAATTGAGTAGAGCATTATACATGCTCTGGCTTTGTGCGTCCCTAGCAGCGTTTGCGCCCAGGACACTTGACCCAATACCAGCAGCAGCGATAGCAGCAGAGGCAATAGCAGCCATTATTTCATCCTCAAGTATGACTTGTGTGCTAGTCTATCTTGCTTAGACTTAACGCGCTCAATGTATTTTTGCACGTCAACTTGCACATTCATGCCAGTAAATCGTTTGAACCATTCCTTATCGTATTCTGGATCATCACTTGTACAGTGTCTCCAAATACTCGTAATGGTTTTATAATCGTCTAAATCATTGTAATCGACTTCAATCACATTTGGTTGTTTCGCTAACTTATCTAGTGCGTGTTGCAGGTTAGTCAGAAGCTCAAGCTCTGCAACACCAAAGGTACGTTCCAAGGACTCCGTTACTTCTTGAATATCCCTGCGTATAATCACCCAAGGTGCGTATGGAATTAACGCATTAATGTCATCATACATTGGAGCAAGTGCGCTATCTGATGTGCCATAGAACCGAACAATAGAGTGTCGAGCATTACGTAACTCAGCATCTAACTCCTGTACTGTGCGCACGTCTAGTGTTAGTTCGTGCGCACATGCACAGTATCCTGCTGTCATAGCCTGAGCCATCCAAGCAGTACGACTTCTAGGCAATCCAGTTATAAAAAACGGACGCATTAGAATACTCCTTGTGTACCTACACCGCGTGTATCACTCTCGCGTTTTGCGTTTGTGTTCTGCTTATTCGGATCATCAAAAATGTCTACAAGTGGAGAGATCACACCGGGATTAGTTACTCCCTGCTTGGCACCACCAGTTTGTAGGATGGAGTTAATGTCGAATAGATTTTCACCACCGAGTGTATTGCGAATATTACCTTCAAGATTGTTACCAAAGTTTGTAGTGAAGTCATTGATCTGACCTTGATACCCACCAATATCTATTGTGTCACCAAGTGTAAATCCGTCAATGGTTCCGCGAGCACTGTTAGAGATGTCCGTCAATCCCGAACGACCTCCTGCGAGAATGCCTCCGCCAATATCTTGTAGACGAGCGTTACCAGCACTACGCTGATTATCCAAAGCACCACGAGCCGCGTTAAAGCCTGTTTCATCTAGCGCCCCACGGTTAAAGGAATTGGTAATCTGTTGTAGTGCAGGATCATACTGCTCCGATAACAACTGTGTGATGGTGTTATCATCAAACGTATCACCAAGAGCCTGTCGTTCAAACCCATTCTGCGCAAAACTATCTAGCTCACGTGTATAACCACGTTGCTCATCCGAAGTAATGCCGTTCAAGATACCATCAATAGCACCCTGATTGAAGTATGACGCAGGACTAGACGCAAGTTCAGGAATTGTACTGCGAATAAACCCTAGTTCCTCATTAACACGTGGCGAATACTGGGAGAAATCTGCTCCAAGATTATCGAACTGCGTTTCAGTACGCCCAAGAGCAGAATTAAATGCTGCATCTGAGTTAGTATTGAATGTTGCCAAGTCCTGATTACGCTGCGCAAGATCTAACGCTGTTTGGCGGTCAATCCCCGCTCGCGTTAGTCTATCTTGTTCCTGCAATACCATGATCTCTGCACGGGCTTGCTCTTGTGGTGATGGTAGTGCCGGTTGGCTAGGTGAACTGCCGCACATTATGTAATCTCCAACGAATAGATGTCGCCTCTATGGGACATGCCTAAGTGCTCATAAAATTTTCTTGTTTGTTCGGGATTTACGCCTGTCGTTTGTCCCAAAAAGATCTCTCTGATGTTGTTATCTTTTGCCCAAGATACTAAATCGTCATACAATGCCTTCGCAGTAATAGAACCACGCCGATTAGGATTAACGAACAACGCAAAATCCGATGCGTGATAGTGCTTATTAAAGATATTCTTCTGCTTAAAGGCAAGTAAGAAGCCAATAACTTCACCATCCTTAATAGCACAACGAGCAAAGAAGTGCTGTGGTTGCGCTATAACATGCAGCGCCCACGCAACTGTCTCCTGTAGATCAAACTCCTGCGTGTTGTACGCACTCTCTGCCCACATAGTCTGTGCGAGCAGGCAGCACTCAACAACAACAGCCTCGTGCATATCAAGTGTGTACATAACTTTTGTTACATCACGTCTGTGCAGATTTGGTACTGTTTCCACTAAGTGCATTAGAACCGTCCTGACGAACCGGGAGAAGGATTGTTACCCTCTTTTCTCCGCAAGAACTGTTGCTGCAAACCGCCATCCGCAGACACATTTTGCACCGCTGATGGATCAACCTTTGGTGCGCCACCACCACCGTTCTTCGCTTGTATCTCTTCACGAGACACGCGATGGAATGGTTTTCTCTCTGGCCCAGTAAACGTATTTGGATTAGTAGAACCAATCAACGGAGAGAGATCTGATATATCAGACACACTGGCACCAGCACCACCAAAGTCTGCTGATGGTGTTAGATCTGTAAGAGGATTAACAACTGTGCCAGCACGATTATCCAGACGATTAATCTCTGCACGTGTTGCCATCTGACTACGCAAACTGTTTGCACTGTCATCAAAGGACTGTCGGAAACCAAGGCTAGGATGTGCCTGATCAAGGCGAGCTACATTTGTACCTTGGTTGGTAATGAACTGGTTCAATGCAGCAAGAGGATCAGACCGTGCAGCAGCTAAACGCTCATTTTGTGATGCTATTGTGGAGTTATATGTCTGCGCATATGCATCACTCCTTCCGTCCGTATTACCTACAAGCGCATCTGTACCGTAAAGAAAGTTATCATTCTGCGTAATGCCGGGACTAAGCTCATCACGTGAAAACGCAGTGTAACCGCCTACTTGATCTCTAATCAATTGGCTTGCATCAAGGTTACCGGCAAGCCCATCTTGGAAACCCTCTGGCAAAATAGCATAGTCATTCATAAATGCTGGTGCGCCACACATTAGTTTGTTACCCCACGAACTTTCTCAACGGTGCGGTATGCACCATAACCAAGGAACCCTGTACCAAACAAGGCGTATAACGAGTCAGGAATTGCTGCAAGATACGCAGTCATCCCATTTGAAACACGTGTTGCAATCTCTGCATCATATGCTGATAGTAATCCCATTGGTATTGCCATGAGAATAAAGATGTACATCACGTAAAAGAATGTAGGACGTGCGCGACTTGTCCAAGGATCTTTGCTATTGGCTTCTGCAAGGATAGCAGACATACCAACTTCGAGTTTCGCAAGGTGCTGTCGTCCTTGTTCAGATAACAATGCCAACTTAATTTTCTCACGTTCCTCATCAGACGTAATGATGCCATCAAGAAAATCTAATGCAGGACCCACAATGCCGGATGCAATGTCAGCAATAGGATTAAACGATGCCATTTTCTTCTCCTACAAGTTCAAAGTGTGGTAGATCATGGAAGGTTTGATCTGTGTAAATGTTATTCATATTCCAATCGCCACCCCAACGAACCTTAAAACCGTGTCCAGCAGCTACACCAATAACAATCCCTGCAAACACGTGCATACGCTTGTAATCTTTCCAATCAATTGGATAAGGCACCGCATCAAGTGCAAGGCTTGGCAGTGTATTGTGCTTTCCATTTGGCCATTGGATCTTTGATTTCCCTTGATCAAAGTATAGATCTTGTAGGAACTGTTCACGATGACCTTCAAGGATTGTACAATCTGTGATCTTAATCACGTCATCCATGATAATTTGCCATGCGGGATGACATGTTGCCAGTGCGTTTTTGGACCTTGCTCCGAATTTATTTCCCATAACTATCTCCGAATAGTACCATCAGCATATGCGAGGCCAACAGCAATAATTTTTAGGTGTTCAGCCGACGAACCATCTACACGGATCTTTGCAATACGAAACGTAGAGGGCCATGATATTGATTGCTCATCAGGCATCAAACTATGCGCATCCCCACCCGTAAGATCCACCATTAACGAGTAGCCAGCAGGAGGGTCAACTGTATCATCGTGATCATTATCAAGATACATGCGCACTGTGTACGCACTATCGCCAACAGTATCAAGCATCAGATACCGCGACATTTTCAGCTTCATACGCCGATCAAAATCCGCCCAAGGAATTTCCCATGCAAACGAGATCTTCCTTTGTTCAGTTGTGTAATCAGTGTCATCCTCAAAATCTTGGTACACAGGATCTTGTTCATTACCAAGAATGTACAACTTACAATCCCCAGCAAAGAACACGCGACCCAACTCACTGACACAACCAGCACGGAAATTCCAGCCACGATACTCTGCCCACGCTTGCACCCGTAGTGTTGGGATATTCGTATAGACAAAGCAAATGCTCTCAGTAGGACTATTCGCATTAGGAACAAACAACATGTATTGTCCCTCAAGAATGTTATACACTGCGAACATGTATGTCTCTGAAGCAGTAAGTGAGAGTGAACTTGTTAGCTTTTGGATCTCTGGATCAATCAACTGTGACACGCGGTCAGGACGTAGCGAACCTGTGAACAATGCACGAGCAAAAGAGGGTACACCCACATTGTCACACATGAGCATGTCATTACCTAGACCTACAATAGATCTCTGTGCAATCGTACCATGCTTCTCTACACTATCACCAAAGTCAGGTGTGTGCGCATTAGAGGAGTCATAAATTCCCAACTGTCCGAGTACGGAACTATCAGAGAAGGATGCAATAACCCGATCACGGAAACGAGCAATGCCGCGAATAGTATTGTCATTGGATGAGATCTTCTGTCCTAGCTCAACACGTGTTGCATCATTCGGTGCGCTATCACCAAACCATGTTCCACTTGTCTTATAGTTAGAGATATGCAAACGACCGGGGTTAAGTGGATCACCTGCCATGAGTACATAGTCAGACACAACAGCTACATACTTACATGTTGGTGTGTTGGCATTACTACCGGACGCAATATCTTGTAGATACCCAACAGGATCAAACGTACCAGCAGGATCTAGAATGAGTAACGGCTTGTCTGCACCATTGCACACTACCAACTCACCATTATAAATTGCAGCCGTAGCGAACACCATAGATGTACTCCACGCTGTGATACCACGATGTGTTGCGATTGCTGCCGACCAGATCACCGTTGCATTACCCAAACCATCAATAGCAGAGATACGACCATTCTCAGCAAGAGCAATGATATATCCTTGGAAATACCATGTTGCAACAATTGGTACTTGTGGTGCAGTGTCGTTCTTATTGTTTGGATCAGCCGAGTACGTCAACGTTGCAGCCGTACTAGGCGCACTCGTTGACGTTGCAGCCCCAGCCACAATAATTCGGATGGTATCAGCATCAACAACTGTAATGTTAAACGTGGTATTAAAATCTACAGCAGCAATACCATTCACTGCTCCGCCTACACCTGAGATAACAAGCTGTTGACCTGACACTGTGAAGGGATGAGCAGTCCATGTAATATTAACTACCGAGGATGCGTTAGTGGTGGAGAAGGCAAAAGAAGATGTAGACACTATATCTACATTGTTTGTTGGATTCTTAATGCAACTAAACAGCCGTGTCCCCCAACGCTTTTGAATTGCGCCATCAGGAGAACGTGTAACATTGCGTAGAACTTTTGAAAACTTAGGTGACAGGTTCAAGTCATTATCAATGACATTCCACCCACCATCAAATTCACGGATCACACTTTCCTTTAGTGCAACTTCCCTACGCTTTGCTCTTTTGGTTACATTAGATCGCAACTTGCCACCCCGTTGGTAGAACTGTACTACGGTCCTTGAATGCAAAGTCTTCTGAGTTCTCACTCTTCAACATTGTCAAGCGGCTCTCAAAGCCAGTCTGTAATGCTTCAATGTGTCCCGGCACAGCGCCATCACTCTCTGCGTACATGTAGGCTGCGTAGAACTCTAGCATCAGCGCATCAGCAAATACGAGTTGATCTTCTTTCGCAAAGGTAAGTGTCACCACTGCATCAGCTACATCACCAGCACTTGTTGCTACTGTGTCCGCTTCAAATGTGACACTCGTTGCGGTCAGTCCTGTGACTGTGCGTACACCATCAATAGATCCAGCCACAATACCATTCACGGTAGCATTGGTAGACGCAACAGTCATGCGCTCACCAACTGCCTTAAATGGATGCGCCCACCCTGAGATAGTAATCGTTGCATCAGCATTGATAGTGGTGAAAGTTACACCTGTCTGTACAACATCAGCAAAAATCAACGAGGGACGTGGCGTTACCATCCCCTGAATGTCGATTGATCCTGTAGCTGTAACAGGCAGAACGCGAAACAACTTAGACGTTGCATCATATTCACTGTACGGAAGCTGTTCATATGTAATGGGAGATGTGCCAGTCAATGAATTGGGATTGATCCGACGATCCAATGTAGGAAGAGGATGATCCTCACCATTAATAAAGATGTTACGAACAGCTTTGAAATCTCTGTATGTTGTGTTTAAGTCTGTGGTTGATTTACCTGTGGTCCCATCTAACACAATGGTTGTCCAGACAAGTAACTCTTTCCAATCTACTTCCTTCAAAAAGATTTCATAAGCATCTTCGAGGTATAGATTAACCTTTGGCAGTGCATATTTTGTGACAGTGTTCGTCATTGGCTGCTGTGATAGACGCACAATAGCATTGTCTTGTAGATCACCGAAAAGACGTAAAGGCATGATATGTTCCTAAAATGGAGAGGGCCGAAACCCTCTCCAATCTAATTAAGCGTAGTAATGCTTAATGCCAAAGAAGCCACCGTTACCAGCAGCATTCACTGCGTCATTCGCAAGTAGTGTTACACTAATCTCTGCTGTACCATTGAGTGTCGTTGTAGGATTATATGTCCCACGCGGATCACCAGAAGAAATAGTTGCAGCATCCGTCAATGCAGCTTGTACAAGTGTACCAACTGAAATACCACCAGCATTATCAGCAATTTCCGCAAGAACTGTAGAAGTCTTGTATGGAAGTCCGAGAACATCAATAACACCAACTATGATGGTTGTATCAGCGGAACCGCCGCCATCACTTGCAATGGAGTCAATGTACTTAAAGCACTTCAAACCCACTTGCTCTGTTGTCGTATCAGCATGAGCAACTGAAATTGTTTCTGACATTGGTTGACCAAGATAGTCACGACCTTTGATAGTAACAATTGAAGTTGTACCGGTACCAGTAGCAGCGCCAGCAGTAATGCCGAGTGCGCGACCGTACACACCATCAAGAACATTTCCCGCACCAATTGCGGCACCAAGGAATGTAGTCAATGTAGTCGCGGTATCATTCTCCAAGTCTTGAGCCGCAGTAACAATCCCATCGGGATCAGCTACAACAGGAGAACCAAGACTTACAGTTACCGGACCACCGTGTTTTACACCAGCAATGTATGAACAAGCAGGAACATACTGGTTAATACGCGATGGAAAATAATCAGCAACACGATCTGTCATGTGCTTATCCTTCTACGCCGGAGTTACGGTGCTCTGGAGCTGTGCGTGTTTGTTGAGCAACAAGATCTTTAAGTGTAAGAGCTTGCGGTGCTGTAACAACCAAACCAGTATCCATGTCAATACTTTCCGCTTCACCACCGTAACCCATTGCCACAACTTCTTCGTAAGTGTCAAGGAGAATGCTGTGACCTTTTGGAAAGTACACCATGTAACCCATTTCAATTTCAATCGTCTCTTTTTCACGTCGGTGTGTTACCTTCTTGGTAACTTTGTTAGCATGTCCAACATACTTATGAACAGTGTGTTCTCGCATACCTTCAAGTTTTTCGACCTGAAACTTTGGAACAATGCGTGGAGCATTAGCCATTGGAAATACCCCCTACCCTGCTACATAAGCATGTGAACGGAACGCCTTCCAAAGACACCACTGTCCTTGCCAAACGACACGTCTACCGGAAGCATCAATGTTCCAAGGTGCAACAAGCTTCTTAACTTTCATGTTGACGCCTTTGAGCATATGCAAACGGAGATACTTAGAGTTAATGAAATATGCGCTGTCTACAGGACAATCTTCATCATACATCATTGTAGTGTTCTGATGTGATACACCAGTAAACCCAAGATCCATCATACGACCACCGGACGCTGTTTCGGAAAGAGGGATCGTCATCTTTTCACGCACTGCTGCACGATAATGACGGTAGACATTGCGACCACACAGAATGAGATCGGGCTTGTCCTTTTTTAGTGTCAAGTCCATCAACACATCATCAAATGCTTCTTCAATAACTGCTTCATCAAGCGAGCCAGCAAAGTCATATGCAGATGTGCGCCACTGTGTTTCTGTTGCGCGATCAATGCCGCCCAAAGAACCAGTAGTAGGATTTGCAGGGATAAGTGAAGGCAAACCAAAAGGATCATCACCGCCACCGGCAGCATAGAGATACTCAGAGAATTTCTCTTTGATACTTTCTTCAAGCACTTCTAGTTTTGACTTCATAATTTTGAAGATCTGACCAGCGCCCTTGTTTTCGTCTTCTTCTTGGTCCGAGATGATTACAGTACCCGCAATACGTGACCACGTATAAGAGATAGATGTAAATTCATCAGTCTGCGCAACAGGCACAGTGTCATAGTAAGAGTATGACCCAACATTTGGGTTACGTCCTACTGTAAGAGGATTGGTAATGTTGTAACCACCATCCTCAAACTCAACACGGTTGTTGGCAAACGCCCACGCTTGAAGTGCATTCGATTTAATTGACGCAAAGATTAGTTTGCGGCGAGATGACTCAAGCATGGAATGGAGTACGGAGTCTAATGCCATACCTCAATTTCCTTTGCAAGTATTGGTTAAGAAGGTTTTCATCACATTTTAATTCCGTTGTCGGCTAATGCCTGACGTGCGATGTCTGCCCACGAACTATTTTCTGATGCTACTGCTACTTGTTCGTTGGGATTGTGCGTTCTCGCAGCATTCCCACCTGTAGCAATCGTGCCCGGTAACTGTGTGTTACCTTGCTGATTACTAGCTGCACCGTCTTGTTGTGTTTTACGCTCTTGAACCTGTGGTCCTAAAGGTCTTGTCCAATCAAAGCCATTCTGCTGCGCGTACATCTTAACTTGATAGTACGCATCTTGCGCCGACAACCGAGGATCTTTCCCCATAAGTTGTGCGACAGTACCTTCGTGCGGAACAACATCAGGATAACGCGCTACAAAAGTTTGATACTCTCTCTGAGCATCCTTTGTGCGTTGCTGTGTTTCGTCTGCACGTTGTCGCTCTTGTGTAAACGGTGCTAACTTACTGTCTACCATCCGAGCAACTGCATCGGTATTGATAGAGGGCAAATTCGCCGCCCCTTTCCCAAGGATTTCCTCTAAAGTATGTCCTTTTGAGAGCGCGTCTGTCAAGATAAATTTGGCTGTAGACACCGGATCTTTGGTGTAATTAGCCTGTAGTTTCATGGCCATATCGATAGCACCGGGATCAGTGATACCGTACCTTGCAGGTAAACCATTCAAAACCTGTGTCGCTGCCAACTGTCCCTGCATTTGTTGTGCGGCGTTGGTAACTTGTTGAATACGTGCTTGTGCTTCTGGCAAGAGTTTATTCTCTAGAACGGATGCGCGCTCATAGAAACGTCGTTCTTGTCCTGCACGTGCAACAATGTTTCCTTGTGGATCAACAAGGTTATTCTTGTCATCACTTTTTAGAAATCCCTGTGTTATATTTCCTTGGGGATTTGCAGGGAGTTGTCTTTGCTCTTGTCCTTGCTCTCCAACTGTTTGGGGATTAACAGGGACGTTATTCTGTGCGTCTTGTTGTCCCGGTTCCGTTGCAGGAGCCTGTTCAGCAGAATTGCTTGCTTCGAAACTGTCTGTTGGCGTTTGCGCACCAGCAGGTTGTTGGTCTTGTACTTCGCCTGTTTGATCACCAGTTTCATCAAGTAAATCTCCTTGCGAAATTACGTCATCTAGAAAACTTGTTTCTTCTTGTTCGCCATCTGGTTCGGGTAACATCTTTCTTTCTCCTTATGCACTCTGTTGTGAGGTCAATTGTTGTGCGATTGCTTTAACAGCTTCACCAACAGGAACACCCTGCTTAACTGCGTCACCAATTGCACCGATAATTTCTGGTGGTACTTGTTCAAGTATAGCAACAATCTGTGCCATTTGATCATTACCGCCAGCTTCGCCACCACCGGGTTGTTGTTGTGGCTGTCCACCACCCCCACCCGGTTGTCCCTGTGCAGGAGCACCTTGTTGTGCTTGTTGCTGCATTAGTTCTGAAATCTTAGCCCACTCTTCTTTTGTGATCGTAACTTCATCGAAAGCACGTTCAAACACTTTCAACATAGTAATCACAACAGCAGGACTAGCACTTGCAAATTGTCCGAGGATCTGTCCAACTTCCATTGCCTCGGCTTTTTTGGTTGCACTAGTTGGTTTTGTCATAGAGGAACCAACAACTCGCAGGGAGATCTCACCGTCAATCTGTTCAGGAGACATTGGCTCCCATCCCTCCGCATCAGCCGCACCGATAAGCTGTGACACTGTGTTCTTGTCCATGAACTGCATACATAGCTGCAACACACTCCATGACAGATCACCAACAAAATCTTCTACGGCATCAATCTTTTCATCCATGCTTGTTTGTGCAAGACTATTGTACCGATCAATCGCTTGGTTCGTTGTGTTGGTCTTAAACTCTTGTCCGCGCATCACACCACTAACAGATGAAATACGTGATACAGCTTCAAATTCGGGACCAGTATTAAACAACTGTGCGTATGCAGCACTAGGTGGTGGAACTGAGTACACTGCATCACTGATTTTCATATCAGCAGGTAGATCCACACCAAGAACTTTATCATCTACACCATTGATATACTTCTGCGCCTCTTTCTCAGACACAAGCGACTTATTGTATACCAAGTTACTGGACGCCCAGC